GGCTGACGAACCTCAACGAGAGGTCACCTGACTCTGGCCCTGGATCGAAGGTTCACCGCCGCGTTGAAATCGGCGTTGGTGGTGTATCCACACTGTGGACAGAAGAAGACCGCCTGGCTTTGTCGATGTGCCCGTGCGACATGATGACAATGCAAAAGAGGAGTCCGGCACACTACGCTCCTAAGTCTCCTCGACTTTTGAGATAGTCGATAAGTGTGCATAAAACATTCGCTACTTCATTCAGCGTTGTGCTTCCCGCATCGAGAATCTTATCACTTGTAAAGGTCACTGACCAACCAGTGCTCCGAGCAACAGGTGCTACATTATGAAAACCTATATTGCTTCCTTGATGGGCTAGATCGCCAGTAATAGTCCCCGTCGTCATTTTTATGGTGTTCGGGGTCGTCGCTCCAATAGGTGGCGGGGTGGTGAGATTCGTCTTCAACTTGAGTGGAGAGACCGCCCGCGCGTCATCCGTACCAGCATCTGTTTCGATTTGGGTAGCCAATTCGATAGATCCGTCAGCCGTCTCGGTGGCAAGCGTCATATCGAGCGTTCTGTTCGTACTCAAATCTCCCCCACCTGTCAGCGGTGGATTGGTGGTCAGGGTCCGTGTTGAAGGCACGAGCGCTGCATTGTTTTTGGCCTTCAGCGGCGTGAGAGCACGCTGGTCATCGGTCCCCGCATCAGCTTCGGCTTGTGTGGCAATCTCCAAGACGCCGGCGACGGTTTCGCTCGCTACGGGGAGGTCTGTACTGGCTATGGTTGTAATGACCGTCGCAGTCCAGCCTGCTGTCGCGCTTGACGGCAGAAAGCCACTGAGATTTGTACTCGTATCAGCAGAACGTATCCAATAGTACCAGACAGCCCCTGGCGTCAGATTTTCATGGAGCCAGATCTGTTGCGTTCCTGATGTAGAAGCCGGCGCTGCTATGCGTGTCGCTGTTGCCCTGTCGTTTGTCTGACTTGCCCAGATCTCTGTATGATCAAGATCACTCGCTGTCGGATTCGTCCATCCGAGACGGATAGCCCGATACAGTCCTGTCGCACCCATGGTACTCTCTACCCTCCTAGGGTTCTTCCTCGGTGGGAGCAGCTGGCGCGGTACTATCGCCAGTGATGGTCACACTCACGACCCAGCGGCCCTGGGTATTCACCTGTCCCAGTTTGCCTACAGGCGTAAATCGAATATCCAGTGTATAGCCGCTGCCTTCAGCAACGCGCGTCAGGCGCGTGGTAGAAAATGTGGGCGATGCCGCATAGGCGCTGTAGGGATCAGCCCCCTGACGTGCCTCAAGGGTGAACCCCCCAAAGTCATCATATTCGCCCCACGTTATGGCAAACAGACTCGTTGCGTCCGGGATAGTCGTCCATGCCGTGACGGTACAGGTTCGCGTGCTACCCGCGTAATCGTCAACATTCCGACGTTGCCCTGTGCCAGTCCCCTCAACAATGGCAAGGGTTGCGTTATTAAAATAGTCATCGATGGTTGGGAAGATGCTTCCTAAAACAACCGTCGTGCTCGTGGCACTCACAACTGGCCCTCCATAGCTAGAGAGCCCTGGAGTGACCTCAAAAATCAGGGTGATTTGCCAGGCCCCGTCTGATTGTTCGGTTAACTCGCTCGCAATCGTCGCATTCCAGAGCGGCAGTGGCAACAGTCGCCTGGCAGGCCACGCAGTCAATAGCTCCGGTGCAACGGGCGTGTCATGGATGGTGGCCTGATATTCCACAGCAGCAAGTTGATATGTCCCATCGTCATTGAGTCTCACATCAGTCATGACGACTGGCATAATTGCTGTCGTCTGAACACCAAGAGCGTAGAGATCGCCTTCTGCTGGCGTAGTCGTCAAAGCAACAGTCGGCGCAATGGCCCCCCATGTTCCCGCCCCAGTCGCCACGACTTTGCGCTCGACACTATTGTCCGCCTGATGACGCACTATCAGGTCGTATGTTGTTGCGCCAAGCGTGACAGGGCGGTCAAGCAAGAGGCGTGTCGTCGTACTCCCGGCTGCCAGGAATCCCGAGATGCCCCGTGCGGCATCCTGGGTTTCATAGGAGAGCGAGACGTGATCAAACGGTTCTGACACCATGGCTGTTGATGGACTCTGCCAGGAGAAAGACCGTTGCATAAGACGCATCTTGAGGATTTGATAGCGGAGTAACCAGAAGACCCGGGGAAGATCGGTCAGCGTCAAAATCGTGACTAATTCTTCGCGGGTAGGTTCGGCTTCCGCTCCTGGGGCGATGATTTCCAGCACTTGTAATTGATAATTCGCATTTTTATCGGGGAATTGCCCACGAATCGTATTCGGCAATGTCCCCTCCCCGCTCCCGAAGCGTTGGAGCATCGATCCTTCTATGATATTCCCTGGCATGCTATACAGAAGATTCGGCGTGTTCGCTTGATCAACCACGAGCTTGAACTTGCCCCCGGATGGGATGAGAGCAGCACGCCCTTCGGCGAGGACGGCCTTGATCCAGTCCCATGCAGCACGCCTATCGTTGACAATCAGGTTGCACTCATCACGGGTTATCCCCTGCACCAACTCGTCCCAGTAATTGGCCACGGTGAGGGCTGCGTCATCGTCAAACATGCTCTCGGCAATCCTGTGCCCCAGCCCGACACGACTGTTTGTGAGCATATCACGGACGATCCAGGCTCGGTTGGCTGTCCATGCTGTACTCACACTGGCTCCGTTCCAGATCTTCACTTTCCGGCCTTTGACCACGGCGCTGACGCGCATACTCTCGAATGTCTGAATCTGCGCCGATGCGACGCCGCGCACAGCAAGGAGCGCACTATGGACGTAGAGGAGATTTCCAGACGCTTCTTCCTGGACGTTGAAGAGCGATGGCGCCGCTGCCGACTGGTTTGTTGTGCTGTTCAGTGTTACCCGCACCAGGTATTGTCCAGAGCTGGGTGGCACAATTTGCAATGTCCTGAAGCGCGGGCTCTCGGTATCTTCTGTCCAGTTTATAGGGCTTCCAGTGGCTTCGACGTAGCTGACAGGAGAAACGAGACTATATTCAACCTTGATGACGTGGGTAGCTGGTAAGTGGACCCCCTTGCTATCGATTTTGAACAAAAAGGGCGTCGAAAAAATCAGCGTAATCGACTCGACAGCGGTGCTGCGCGTTGTATAGACAATCGGCGTGGCGCTGAGTGCCCGTGCATCAGAAAAAACTTGCGATACCGTCCGAAATCCGGTGATGGCCGGAGTATTGACTCCATCACCGGGGCGCGTTTCCGTCGTGGCTCCCTCGAATTGTGCTACAGGTGTATCGTCAATCTCGATGTCTGTTATACTGTCTATTGGGCCTTCACCCATAAAATACAGCGCGGCGAAATTGGTGGTCTTTCCGTCCGTCGAAATCTCCACCCGCGTGGCGATGATATGCCCGAATACCCGCCGCGTACCGTACACGAGGAATTTCGGCGTACCAAGCGCTGTCGTATTCGTCAGGCCCGCGAGGCCGAAGACCTCTTCAGTCTTCCCGGCTTGATTGCTTGGAGTAGGCGTGAGGGCGCGAATAAGATAGGAGAGACCAAGGCTGAGAGCGGCACTTATCGCAGCGACAACCGCGGCCGTGCCAATTTTTGTCCAGAGAGATACAGCAGCGGTAGCAGCCGCTGCAGTCGAGACGGGCTCTCCGGTCTTGAGAAAGAACGTAATACGGTCTGTGTCGCGCGGGCTGTATTCTTGCCAGGTTGGCAAAGGCACAAAAACACCATTAATAAGGCATGCCACAACCGCATCGACGGACTGTGCCAGCAATGTGCCAAGTCGGTATCCAGGCGGCGGGCGGACTTCGATATGCCGGTCAGCATCAAACGGGGCCTTAAATGTTATGCGCATAGAAAGGCTCGATATCGCCATCGGTGTGCGATGACACGGCGCCAGAGTATGTGATGCACGGAGAAACGGGCAAGCCCATTCGTTTCCGAGCTTATATGATACCCAGAGGGCGGAGCAAGAAGCAGGCCGAGATGGCGTGCTCCCTGGTAGGGAAGAAAATTGGCCAGGACGACATCCCAGGGCTGATACGGTGGCTCAATGGGCTGGAAGAGTCTCTCCGCCTGCCAGATATCCTGTGGGAGAGCAATCCCCACGTCCAGGAAGGCAAATCGTATCAGGCCGTAACAATTGCATCCCGTCACGGGACTGTCTCCCGTCTCGGCCCACTTGCTCCCTGTTTCCAGTATGTGTTGCAGTCGTGCCATGGTTGCTGTGGGATCAGGAAATGCCATGGCTCTTCACAGAATTGAGGCCCGACGAAACTGGTCGGGCACGCCAGGAAATTCACTGCGGGTGATGACATGCTTCGGGAGCTGCTGGTCAAGCGCCAGATTTATCCCCAAGGTAAATGTGGCCATTTCCCCATTCCATTCAATGAGCATCACCTGCAATGTCACTTTATCCACATCTGTGACTACACTGAGCAAGTCTAAGTGCAGAATCTGCAGCGTCACATCATTCCCCAGTACATTTGTCGTTTCGACAAACGCTCCTACAGCTCCGTCTACATTAGGCACCGTGACCCTGACACTGGGCAGTTCCATGCTCGCGGCCTGGGCTTCCCCTTCCCAGACCATGGGAAGCGGGCTATATTGATTGCCATCAAACGTGATAGCATCATGCACGTCCGCATAATACTTCGTCGTGCTGCCATCGACGACGAGGATGGCAGCCTTGATGAAAACTCCACCACTGTGCTGGGCATTTAATCGTGCGATCCAGTTGTTGGAAAACGTTTTCACCTGAAAGGATCTCCCGATGGTTTCTCTACGTCTAGTAGTCTTGATAGGACTACTCGCACTCACATCAGTTGGATGTTTCCGTCTCAACGCGGCCGGCGAAGTCGAATTGACGGACTTTGGTATGCTCTATGCTGATAGTATTCGGTTTCATCACAGTACTACCTGCACTACATGGTGCGGGAAGCATCGCTGCACGAGCACCTGCTATGGCTACTAGGGGACGACTTCGCGGAGTGTTATTCCCTCGTACTTATAGAGCTGCGCATAAAACATTTCCTCATGCATTAATGTTTCACTGTCCAGCTCGAAAACAACCTTGTAGCGGCAATTATACGTCGCCTCAAGTTTGACCTGGTCCGCCACTGCTGTACTAAACGTGAGCAACCCGGAGGGTAAATCGATAGTCGGTTGGGGGTTCGCCAGCACGCCATCTGTATAGGCCTGCAAAGTCCCAGTCGTGATATGGCGATTATTCAAGAAAAACTGTGTCCGCGTCCCGTCTCCAAAGCCAAAGAGGATTTTATTGGCAATCGTTCCCCACGCATTCCCAGACCAGTAAAACGCGATATCGCCCTGATGATACTGTGCAAACCCATAGAGCGCTTCCGCGGCACTCTTGACCGCATGACTATCTTTGATCGTGAACCGGTAGACGGGCCGCTGGTACATCCGTCGCACTTGCGTGGCCCCGGCCCCAATGCCCGTTGCCAGCCTGGGTGCGACCATGTGGCGCCATATACTGTAGTGCGTATCGAGTGTCAGGGTCTGAATAGGAGCAGCCACAATGTCCCTCCTTATGCAGCCAGATATGTCGGTTGTGCGTTATAGACGAATCCCACCATGACTGGATTCGTCTGGTCATCCAGGATACGCCCTGCAAATTCTATCGTGCCAATTGCATGGTCCTCACCGCGCTGCACACGGCGTAGTTGGAGTTTTGGAATCAGGATCGTCGCGCCCCAGTAGAACGTCCCTCCGATCGCTATGAGTGTGCTACTGGCACACTGCCACTCAAAGGCCAACGGACTCTGTTGCAGATACCATGCCAGTTCCGTTGCTTCTCGGGCCGTATCAACCTGCAATGTCAGGCTCACATCTGTCCGCCGCTGCGCGGTCAGCAACCTCCCCCGGAGTACGCCGGTCGATGGTCGATAGCCACCCTCTGCCCAGAGGGCGTTCGGATGGTTCACTTCCATAGAAAGTGCCCGTGTCGAGATATCAACAGCTGCGCTGCCAAGATTGCTCCCTGTCTGGCCTGGCGTTGTCGGAATGGAGAGTACCACTCCCGTCATATCGGCAATATAGAGCCGCGAATCACCCCACCTGAGCCATGCTTCATCAATGGCCGGCACAAACTCAGTGATCACATCCTCTCTAGAGCCCGAGCCAAGTAGCGGACAGGTAAATGCGAGGTAGGCGCCGTTGTTGCGCAGTGTGAATCCGTCCGATTTCATCCCCGTATAGAGATACTGGCTCGCCGCGGTGTGGGCGACCTGCGCATTGATGCTTGGCAGCGCCAGGGGAGATGCCGGAACAATCTTGTGTCGGTATGCCGTCACACTCCCGTCCTGCGTCGTCGTGAGGCTTCCGAGTGCTAACCCCAGCAGCCCTGCCAGGGTATTGGGCTTTACGCGCGGCTCCGTGTAGGAGAATCGCACGGATTGCCGGACAATTTCTTGTCTCAGTGGATATTCGGTGTTGTGCAGGACTGCATCATCATCCTCAAGGACATCATCCCACAGATCTTGAGTGGACGCGCGGTCAAAGTCACGCATGGCACACGCTGTCGTTGCATTCCATACGGACAGCCATGTACCATAGACGCTCTCCTGTTTGAAGAGTGCCAACATAATGCCGTCCCCGTATGTATGCGGCACAGACTGGGCAGCTTCCTGCACATCAATAATCAGGACGGGGGCATTCCGGTCCCACACGCCAAAGGTGAGGCTCGATTCGCCCACGCTCACAATTGGGGCATTGCCATCCCAGACAGCAAAGTGATCGGCGCGTGGCATGTCGTCGTATCCCCTTAGGTCACTCGAATATTATCCCAGAGATGTGAGACAGCAAGACGTCTGTCTGTCCGCTCGCGCCATACCCACAAGACGCCAGTAGCATAGACCGCCACTTCAATGCTCACCGTGACCCACCCGGATAGGGCCGGAGCTGCCTTGATGACGTCGGCAGGAACACCCAGCGCCGGATTGGCCTTGATGATGAGCCGTGGCGCTGGATTCCCGCCGCCGTAATTGCAGTCAATAGAAAGTTTTCGTGCTCCTGTGCGTACTTTCCAGATGATATCTTTTAAGGTACCTGGACGCGGCTGTGACTGCGATGGCGCCGCGGGGTTGCCACTCGCATCATTGCGCGTGGCGTCCGCCTGGAACCCATCTGGATGGCCCGTATCAACCATGCCGGTCCAGAGCGACATCATCGTGCCCTGTCCGGTGCCTTCTGCCAAGAGGAGTCCGAGTCCTATGGCCCCCTGGTCCGCCACTTAATTCGTCTCCCACCCATCGCTTGTTTCAAAGACGCACCCACCGCCAGGCGTGCTGAGTGTTTTGACAAAAAGAAACGTTTTCCCGCTCAGCGTCCCTATTCCGCTAAACGTATCTTTATGAGCCAGGTTCACGGCATCATGCAAGAAATCCCGCACGCCACGCATGCGACCCCTGATATGTCTCCCCGATTCGTAGACCCAGATTGGTGCCGTATAGAGTTTGCCGTCCGGGCCATTCAAATAGGCGAGCGCCGTCGACGATCCCATCTGGTTGCTCGTATTTTTCGCATAATCGCTGTGTTTCCCGACCTGGATAGCGGTGCCAAGAGCAGTATAGGATCTCGGCATATAATGTCCACTGGTGAGCGTGCTCGCATCTCCTTCGACACGACTAAAATGCCGCGTATTCGACTGGTTTTCACTCGTAGCGCCAATAAGAAGCACCGCATATGGGTCGCTGTCAGCCATGCTGTAGAGGTCGCCAAAATGGCATTCATACAGCGTTCCTGCGGCGGCATCTCCTGTCGTCGCCAAGAGATACAATGTCCGTTCATCGGCCACACAGATCCATGCTCGCGCGGTGGCATCTGCCGTCAGACTTTTGCGCCATGTCAGCAGCGTGGTACTTTGTGCCGTGGTCGGAACTGGCCTGTTCCTGTGCCTAATGCCGACATGGTTTCAAATCCTGAGACCCGCGTCTCTTTCGCGCCGCCAGCGCCTACAGCATTGTCGTTGACGCTCATGTAGAGGCGATTCCCCACTCCGGCTCGATAATCACGCTGGTTGGTCCCGGAAAACTCTTCGAGCCATCCCAGATAGCTTATCGAACTCACCAGGGGATTATTGCTCGGAGCCGTGCCGGTAAACCGGACACGCACCCAGTACATGGTCACGCCGTTGACGGCTGTCGTTGCCCATCCTGCTGGCGCCGTCCACGTGACGCTGCCTGTCGCAGTAAAATTGGTCGTCCCATCGACGACGGTCAACGTCGTCCAGGTCGTTCCATTCCAGTATTCCCACACATAGGTTGCCGTCGTGCCGACGGTGCCGAATGCGAATTTGAGCCGTGTGAATTTGCTGCTGTGTCCAAAATAACTCCGGTCGCCTGTGGCTGGTGTAGGAAACAGGAGAAATGCCGTTCCCCCTGCCAGACGGGCTTCTATCGTATGATCATTAAATGCCGAATCGTTTGCTGTGGAGAACACTTTGCCAATAATCAGACAGTGACTCAAGACCTCCGTCATCGTCCCTACCGTGCCAGAGAGGACCGGCGCCCCGCTATCCGTACTGTCAAAACGGGTGACGTAACTGGGCATAGTGCCCTCCTACCGTGTCTTTTGCTGGATGACGCGCCGAAGCGGGCCGTCCGTATTGACGTCCTCGATGGTCCAACGCAATACCTCCTGGCGTGATGTGCGTAGTGTCCGTGGATCAATGGCCCCAGTAAAATCTTGATGGAGCTCGATGATGACAGGAGGGCTCGCTATGGCCTGCTGTGGGGGGGGGTGCCCGGTAAACGCAACGGGAATGGCACGATTGTCCGGCAAGGGCACGACGGCCTCAAACCGTCCCGGCTGCTCGCCAATCAGCGCAAAACTGGGCTGGCGCACTATGCCTCCAGCCTGATATCTGGTGAGGGAGGGATGTCCTACTCCCTGCGTCAGTGCCTCGCGCAAGGCACTACTGAGCATCACCAGTTCTAGTGCTGGCGTTACGCCGCCTTGCTGGAATGCTACGGCTGATAGCGGTTGCATACCGTAGGTCGCTCGACGGATACGTAGGCCTGCCTGTGCCACCGTACTGAGGGCGGGAACGACGCCGCCACGCGCCATAAAGACTCCGGGCGCCACTTCTGCGTCTACGGAAGTATCAGGAGCAGGACTCGGACTGAGAATATTTTTTACCAAATTCACGCCTGCTTTGACTAATGCCGTCTGCCATCCGCCTTCTTGCGCACTCGTTTTGGCCAGGCTATTCAGGAGTTGATTGAGGAGAGAGGTCGTCAGGGAGCTAAACATACGCTGGAAAATTTGCAAGAGACGCAGGCCGAAATCCTTCCCTTTCGTCTCGCCAAGACTAAATATCTCATCCCACATAGCATTAAAAGCTTGCGAGATGCCCCGCACAACTTGCTTATACATCGCGTCCATGCGCTGCGCCGATTCGGCTGCCTGCCGCACGCCGGGGAGGACATCAAGCGCTGTCTCTACGGCCTGGCGCTGTTCCTCAGACATGGCTGGCAGACGGCGCTCGAACTCACGGCGTAAACTTACCTCTTCCCCCATTTCGACAGGTTTCACGCGCGATTTTGCTACTGCATCCTGGACGCGGCGGACAAAATCTTGCGCAGCGCGTACATCTTTTTCTCTATCTGCGGGCAAACCAAGCCCGAAGATATCCAGTTGTCGCCATTGTTGTTGCCGCCTGGCGCGTTCTTCTTTGTTAAATTCTTCTAATTCTTCTCGCACATGCCGGGCGGCTTGCGCCCGCTCCAGGTCCGCCAAAGCCTGGGTCCGCGTTGCCTCGGTTAATGCGCCAAGGTTCGCCAGGGCGATCTTTTCTTCCAGGGCAATCCGTTCTGCTTCATCCCGCCGGCGGCGGGCAATGTCCTCCATCGGTAATGTCTGTAGCATCGTGAGATCGGCCGTTTCTTTGCCGACCGCCACGCGCATACTACTCAAAAGACGCTCTGCTGCTTTGGCCTGGCGCTCCTCCTCGCGCTCCCCACGTTTCTCGGCCTTCTGCCGCGCCTCAATCTGGTCCACCAGTGCTGCGGCAGTATCACGTTGCTTGCGCAAGGCATCGAGCTGCATGGCTAATTGCGGAGACCAGTCACGTGCCTGGGCAGGAAGATGATGGAGCTTGTCGCTGACTTCTTCAATCGTCTTGTCAATCTCTTTGAGCGCATCCCGTGCTGCGGTAAGCTCATCTTTGCCACGGATAGACGGGAAAAGTTGCTGCCGTTGCTGTTGACTCTTGAGTGCTTCGGCCAGTGCTTCCCGCGCTTTACGAACAGCTTCAACCTGTCCAGCGAAGGGAAGCTCGCTCGGTGGAAAAAATCCTTCCTGGGCCTCGAATTCCAGGTAGGCGCGCGTTCGTTCGGCTCGTGCACGGCGGGCTTTCACGGCGGCTATGATGGTGGGCAGGAGGCGCTCTGGACTTTCCGGGCCATAGGAGGATGCACGTGGTAAGAGGGCTTGTCGCTCCTGGGCCGTCAATTCCTCAACACGAATGTCCGTCCCCCCCCCTCGCAAAAGAAGTTGCGTGAGACGAAATTCCTGCTCCTCTGCCACCTCCTGCTTGAACTGTCGTACTTTCCCCGCAGCCAGGTTGATCGTATCCATGGCCGGCTTGAGCAGAGTCAGGATGCTATTGCCCACGCTGGCAGACACATCGCGCATAGTGTTCCCAAACCGGGCAAAGGCGGCCTGGGCTGTTGCCGCGGCTTCTGGAACGCCCTGACCAAATTCTTGACGGATTTGTGCGGCCAATTTCGGCAAGAAGTCTGCGGTAAGCAGTTCTCCTGTCTTGAGCATCTCGTCCAGCTTAGCAGTCGTCAGGCCCATGCTACGCGCGGCAAGCTCGAAGGCGCCGGGGAGGAAGTTCCCCATCTGCCGCCGCAATTCTTCTGCACTCACTTTGCCCTTGGAAATCATCTGTTCGACGGCAATGAGCACGTGCGTCAACTGATGGCTATCAAGCCCCATGACCCGGGCTGCTTCAGCGAAGGCCGTAAAGATCTGGCGGCCTTGTTCACCAGCCAGCGCCGTGCCACGAGTTGCAGCCTCAAATCCCCTGAATGATTGCGCCAATGCAAGAAAATCAGTACCAAGGCGGTCGCTCGTGTCCCGCAGAAATCGCAGGTCACTGGCGGCGCCCTGTGAACTCCCGGAGAGGACTTTGAAAGTCGCCGTTAGGGACTGGATTTTCACGGCAACATTGACAGACTCCTGCGCAAAATTGGCCAGTTGTCCCACCAGACGCTGGAGGCTCGTGGCCAGGCCTAGACCTCCCGCAACAGCAAATACCTGTTGCCACATCTGCGCGGCCTGGTGCGCCTGTTGTGCGTGTTGCCTGGCCGCTGCAGCGGCCAGGCAACACGCACAACAGGCGCACCAGGCCGCGCAGATGTGGCAACAGGTATTT